TTAAGTCTATTGGTGCTGATTCAATGTATTCCGTATATTTAGCTGAATTTAATACAGATAATGTTGAATTTGATGATACTGGTGCTTATTCTATAGGGTTGGGGGTTATTGCACTTGTTGGTTATAATAGTCGTGAATATTATGATAAGTCTATATTTAAATCTGTTGTACCGTATAGAAGTTATCCTGTAGAGAAGGGTGATTGGTCTTTTACTTCTACAGAAGGTAATGCTATATTGGGCAGTGATGGTGATAATTGGGGGAAATATAAAGCAGCGCATACATGGTATGATGAAGAACAAGGCTCAATACCTATGGCTAAAAGTGGATATGCGTTACCTCATCATAAATTAGTTGATGGTGGGCTTGAAACGTTTACTCGTGGATGTGTTGCAGCGATTGCATCGCTTAATGGGGCGAGAGGTGGGTTTAGGAAAGCAAAAAATAAAACAGAGATGAAAAAATTGTATGATCATCTCAGTAGACATTTACGGCCGGCGGATATAGAGCCTCCAGAATTGAAATTAAAATGGATTGAGATCGGTGATTTTTCGGAATTATTTAAAGAAATTCAAAAAAACTTTAATTTTTTTGTTGAACACCTGTCTAGTGTGGGGTATGTTGACGGTGAATGGCTTACGAATAAGTGGTTCAGTGAATGGGATGTAGAATTAACTGGTGTTTCAGTTCCTTCAGATTATTTAGGAGAATTTAAAATGTTTTTTAATGTAGATCAACTCAAAAAATTGGCTGATAAAGCTACTGGCTTAAAAGAAAAAAGTTTGGATGATACAGCGGAGATTACTGATTCTCTTGAAGATTCTGAAAAGAACTCGGAAGAGGAAATCGAAGTTAAGGACGCTGAAAAAACGGATGAGCCTACAGATACTCCTGCGGAAGAAGTTGTAGAGGATGCTGTAAAAGATGAAAAAGAAGATGAAAAAGAAGATGAAAAAGAAGACGAAAAAGAAGATAAAAAAGAAGTAGACGAGAAAAAAGATGAAAAAAAAGATGAAAAAGAAGATGACATAAAAGAAGATGATAAAGAAGTAGATAAAGCGGAATTAGAAGAAAAACCAGAAGAAAAACCAGAAGAAAAATCAGAAGAGGTCGCCGTTAGTAAGTCTTTGATTGAGGCTATTGAGAAAGAGTATGGCAAGGCGTTATCTGACAAAGAAAAAGCTGATTTGCATAATATTTTTTCAACCTTTTCTAATAAAGTTGCGGAAATGACTTCTACAGAGAAAACTGAAGATACGTCTATAGATGACGATGTAGAGAAAACAGACGATAAATCTACGGATTATGACGCGAGACTCTCTGCGATTGAGAAATCTATAGCTAAGTTGGTGGAACAACTTGAAAATAATGCGAAGAATGTGAAAGAGGTTGAGGAAAAGGCTATAGAAAGGTCGGTTACCAATATTAATGATGTTCAAAAGAATATAGGTAATTTAGGTCAACTTTTTGAAGGCATTAATAGCAGGTTAGTTAAAGTTGAAAAGGCTGGTGGGCATTCATCTCAAATTGAAGGACAAGAGATTGAATCCCAAAAGAACGAAGTTGGTGTTTTAGGGAAAGCTCTTTTAGGAGCGATGTCTAAGTCATAATATTAATTAGAATATTTTGCCCAAAATATAATTTGTTTGTTTTTTAATTGTTATGTTTTTTAATAGGAGATTAGTCAAATGGTAGCTAATAAAGAATTAGTTGAAAAAGATTTCACGACTAGTGATATGGCTAACGGGGGCCTACTTAACCCCGAAGATCAGAAAAAGTTTATAACGTATGTTAAGAAGTTTTCTGTGCTTTTAAGTATTGTTCGTTTTAAAGAGATGAGTCAAGCGAGCGGAACTATTGATAAAATGCATATTTCAGAGCCTATAACAAAACAGGCTGCTGAAAATACGGCAAATGCTTTTACAGCAGCGGGTGCGTTTAATGATGTGGACATCGCTTGTAAGAAGGTATTTAGTGGTTGGGTACTGACAACTGAAACACTTCAGGAGAATATTGAGAAAGACAATTTTGAGGATACGTTATTCTTACAAATGGGAGACCGTATATCGTCTGATCTTGAGTTGCTAGGTCTTCAGGGTGATACTACTATTGCTACGGTTGATCCTACAGGTTTGTTACTCAAAACACTTAATGGATGGGGTATTCAATCAAATTCTTCTCATGTAGTTGATGCCGCTGGCGCAACGATTGACACTAACCATTTTTCTGTTGGGATGCGTAGCTTACCTAAACAGTACAAGAAAGATAATGGACTGAGATGGATAGTTTCTGATACTATTGCAGTGGATTGGATGAATTTGTTATCTCAGAAGGGTACTGCTCTTGGAGATTCCGCACTTAGAGGTAATCAAACAGCACCATTTGGTCGTCCATTGGTACAAGTACCTTACTTGCCGGATGACCTAAGTATAAGTGTTACTGCGGCTACACCTGCATATACTGTAGGTAACTTACATGGGCCATTTACGGTAGTAACTGGAACTAATGATGCATTCAGTATTACTGATAGTGCCCCTGCAACTACGGCTGTTCTTATAGCTGCTGGAACTTGGGATACAGTTGCAGTAGTTAATTCTATAAATACCCAGTTAATTGCAGGTGGTAATTTGGTTAGATGTAGAGATGACGGTTATGGTAGATTAGCTTTTTATTCTACCGATGTAGGTGGAGCTTCAAAGGCGACAACGGTTGCTGGTGGTAATGACTTCTTGCTGCCTACTGCTGGCGTAACTATTGGTGTAAACACAGGTGGTGCGGCGGGTGCAGGTTCCGAGAATGAAGGAACGTATATGCTGTATACTAATCCTAAAAATCTTATTTTTGCAATGCTTGGGAAAACTCGTGTATATGCTGAATTCAATTCTTTAACTGATAGAATAGAGACATCTATCTATAATCAGGTCGATTATAAGATTGAGAATCTTGACGCAATGGTTAAGGTTATCAACATTAGAGTACAACCTATGTAATTATATTTTAGATAAAGGTGGCGGTGTAGTACGCCTCCACCTTTTTTAATTTTTTCTGTGAGAGGTTAAAAAAATGGCGAAGTATCGTTTAATACGTGCGGAGACTTATCGGGTGCATGGTCCTATAAGTAAACGTCTTTATATGTTTGTTGGATTAGAACCTATTGAAGTAGATTCTATTGATATTCCTTTTTTTGAGGGCAACCCTAATATGGTTAATGCGGATACTCCCGTAAAAACGCATATGGAAAAGGTCAAAAAAGGTGCAATATCTTATAAGACTTTATCTTCTAAACAAGGTAGAGCGGTTGTTTCTCCTGTAGTATCTCCTCCAAAAGTAGAGGTACCTATTGTTTCTGAAAAGAAAGAAGAAACTAAGATATTACCTAAGAAAGTAAGTAAGAAAAAAGGCCGACCAAAAGGCACTAAAAAGAAATAAAGTTTTATTGAGAGATTTTATGATGTTCGGAGCCATTGATGACACATTTCGAGTATATCACAGTTGCAGATATGCGAGCGGAAGGCGTTCTGTTAGCGTCTTATTCTGATGCTAGAGTGTTAGAGTGTATTCGCCAGGCTTCGGTGAAGATTAATTTATTTACCCGACAATGGTTTCAACCTGTTGTCGGGATTTATTATATTGATGGTGATAATACTCAGTTTTTGAGTTTTACTGATTTCAAGAAGTTTATCGAAGTTAATTCTATAGAGATTATAAGTAATCGTTCTTCCCGCATAAAACGTGTTGTTTTTCCAAGTAATCGTTATTTTGATGCTACTACTGGTATTTATCAGATTTCACAGACAGGTCGTGTAATTGAATTTGTTACGGATATTTCTATATTATCCAGCGGAAATTCTGTCTTTGATAGTGGTCAGGAATATGTATGGCCGCTGGGACGGCAGAATATTAAGGTAGACGGTGTTTTTGGCTGGTTGGATGAGAAGTCTATAAGTACTACTGCTGCCGCACCAGCTACTACAGGGGATGCTACAGTAACTGTAGCCTCTACTGATGATTGGGCTGTGGGTGATTATGCGGTGTTTTATTTGGATCCGTCTAATGATGTAGTAGATATACAGATAGTTACTGCGGTAGATGATGCAGGCAGTAAACTTTTATTTGAGGGTGATGGGGTGGCAAGTGGAATACGTTTTGATGTTTCTAATGGAATTGATATAAAATGTTTTGGGAGAGTACCGTTGTTAATACAGTATGTTGCAAAACGTTTTACAATAGGGTTTTTAGAGTTATTATCTACTGTAATGTCTCCTAGTAATATAATAGCTAATGCTATGATTTCGGAGAAGGTAGATAATTATACGTATAAGTTAAATTCTTCGGTGTTGGCTTCTATGTCTGGCACTGATTCTTTAACTATGGGTGGAACAGGTGATTCTGTTGCTGATAATATACTACAGAATTTTGTGGCAGATGTTCCGGTATATATTAATTTTGTTTAAGGTTTTTGAATGACGACATCAGCGGCTTTTCCAGTACTTATGAATTTGATGCGGATAGTCATTCAACCGATGTCTGCATCTAATACTGTAATTGATGATGATTTTCGGGAAGCTGTGGGTGTAAAAGATTTTGGAACGGCTGTTGAAATGGAGGGGCAGGTTAATCTAAAATATACTAGATTTAGCTTAGAGCCGTTAGACAGAACACTTACTGGTGATAGAGAAGGCGTTTCAAGAGGTAAATTAGTATTTAAGTATGATTATTTGGTACAGAATGGTTATACTATAAATAAGGGGGATATTGTGGTTGAGTTTGGTCCCGTTGCTGCACC